GCAGGATCACAATTTCTCATACTGGTACTTTTTCCTGTACCTGATTCACCCATAACCAAGAGCATCTGTGCCATGTTTATTTATCTCCTTTCTTGAATAAGCCCATTAACTTAGTAAAAAGATTGCTCTTTTCTTTCATTGCTTTCTGCTGTGACACCTTCAAAATCTGTCTGTTCTGAAAATGTTCAGCTGTTGCAACACTGTTTCTGTAACTTCTGTGACTTCTCTGTTTGTGTTTCTTTGCACTACTCATTGATTTCATCCTCACTTTCTTTGATAACAACCTGTAATCTTGTATTATTATGCAGTGGTGTAACCTCTACTGTATAACCGTTTGCCAACAGGATTCCTACTAAATCCTGATATGCTGCTGTGATTCTTGTACCTTCGATTTCAATACAACCACACAATCTTGACATTTCACTGAAAAAGTCATCATTTGCAGCATCAACAACACTATGCATATCATTCAGCATATATTTCAGTTCATTGCGCTCGTCTTCCAAATGTCTATTTTCTTCTTTCAACTTTGCAACTTCTGCTTCAAGAACTTCCTCATAACTGTTTTTATTCTTCATTATTTTCACCTTCCTCTTTTACTTCATCGGCTGTTTCTTCCGGCTTCACCTGATCATTGAATCTGTCAAGTTTTCCGACTTCAAGAAACTGTGCTGACCAAAAATCTGCAAAATGAATGATCACCTGCAATGGTTCTTCATGACCTTTCAGATCATACGCAAGACTACCATAAGCACCATCATGATAGAAAATAGCGTGTTCTTCTTCCTCTGTCAGATCAATATAACGTGCTGCCAGTTCAACAGACCTTAAAGGGTGGTCAATGTGGCACAAATCAGAACTAATCTTGTACGGTTTACTTTCTGATCTCTTATACTTCTGTTCAGGATTTTTTTTTGTTGGTCTGCCATCCTGTACCATGTTTTCAACATAATAGGGACTTCTGTAACGTCCACATTTACCAAGATCATGTAACGCTGATGCAATGATTACGCTGTTATGAATCTTGTTATATGCCACACTTCCAAGCAGTGTAAGACCGATCTTTTCAGCGTACTGCATGACATTCACTGTATGCTCTAACAGTCCACCATCTTTACAGCAGTGATTTCCACCGGATGCAGGGGCACCATAAAAACCAAGTTCTTCGATGAAGTCAAGTAAAGTTTCTATACCCTCACGACCTGTTGCCATCAGGCAACCTTTGAAATACTCAATCTGTTCTTCTCTTGTCATTGTTAAATCTCCTTTTCTTCTAACTTTATTTTCCACCGCTTCTGTTCTTCAATATTGGAAAGATACCAAGCGTTAGATTTTGATTTGTGTTCATTGAACCATTTGAACTTTTCAAAGTCCTTTGGGAAAAGTAAAATCCCATATCCACCGGATTCTCTTATTTTTCTTAAATGATAAAGCTGTATCAGTGATGGTTCACCGTTGTCTGCCTTGACTTCAATACCAAGAAAACAGCCGTCTGAACTTACCAGTAAATCAGGAATACCGCTTTTTGTGTAAGCTGCACCACCCCAGTATTTGAGCCACCAACAACCGTATTCATCTAAGTATTTTTTAACCCGGTTTTCAAAATTCTTTTCTGCTGCCACATTAACCACCTAATTTCAGTATCATAAGTCCAACCATTTAATCACCTAAACAAATCATTCCCGGCATCATTAAAATCACACCTATTACAATTTCTTTCATGTGAGCTGTCACCGGTTCATATATATGCATTTCAACAGCATAATCAGATGCACCGACCGCACCAACAATTAAGAAAAATCCAATAATTGCCATAATTCCGAATACCTTATCAAGTATTGAACAATTCATCAGTTAGTTCCTTTCCTTCCTGCAATGCTGCAAGATTCCTTTCTTCAAAACTTCCCTTTACCAGTAGGTAATAGTAGTAACATGGTCTGTTCTGACCGATTCTGTGTATACGCTTCTTTGACTGTTCCCAAAGATCACAAGACCCTTTTCCAAGTGGCAACGTAAAGTACACAATCTTATTTGCTTTCTGGTAGTTACCACCCATTGCCCCTGCTTGGTACTGAACAAATGTGACACTGTTATCTACACATTCATATGCATACATTGAACGTCCTGAACCATTTACAAAACTGACTTCCCTGTTGAGTGATTCACATATTTTTCTAAGTCTTGTTAATTCTTCGTTAAAGTTATAAAACACAATCAACCGATCTTCTGTTGATTCCAGTAAGTCCCTGAATGCTTCCAGTTTTTCCTTATGCCATTGACCGCACAGTTGTCTGCAATATAATGTTTTAGTCAGGCTATTATCACCGATCAACTCAACCCTTGGTGTCACATCTTCACCTTCAAAATCTGAATCATCTTTGAATCTGACTAAGTTCCTTGTATCAAGTTCCAAGTAATTGTGTTTGATGAAAAACTTATATTCATTTGTGATCTTCAAGAAAATTTTCTGTTCAGTCTGTTCAGGCAGTTCAATCACTTCTTCTGTTTTCATAAACACTGCACCAAACTGTGTAAGTCTTTTCTTCAAATGCTCAACGTGCTTATATCCTGTGATTACTTCTTTCTTGTATCCATCACCATTTTCAATCCATTCTGTCTGAACATAGGAAGCATAAAAGGCTTTCTTGTTAATATCCCAACCTAACAACTTAAGCTGTGACCATAACCGTTCATACTTTCCCGCTGTTGGTGTACCTGACAGCAAGATCACGCTTTCCGGTTGTAACTTCAATATGAATTTTGACCGTTTAGCGTTTTCATTGCATATAAGGCTTGATTCATCAAGTAACAATGTAAAGTCGGTTATATGGGCTATATACTTACGTCTGAATACCAAATCATAATTGATTACACCGACAATCTGAATGTTCTGATCATACAGGTCTTTGGTTTCAACCAGTGTACGGAAGTTCATACCTTCACTTTTCTTGGTCAAGTCCATAACCCTGTATTCAGGGTAATACGTTTTCATGTGATCAACCCAATCATCAATTTTTGATTTTTGGCATACAATCAAATTTACAGTATTGTTCAGCAAATACATTTTTTCAGCACCTACAAAAGTTTTACCAAGTCCCATATCTAAATAATAAGCACACCTGTTTTTATCATCAGTCAGGTTCAACACTTCTTCCTGATGGGGCATGAATTGAAGATCATTCATTATTCATCAGCATCCTTTGGTGCTTCACCTGAAAGGTCAATCTGTAATCTTGCGACCTCAACTGCTGCTCTGTAAACTAATGCATACTTAGAATCACCATGTGTTTGTGTGACCTTTTCAAGAAATTTATCAATCTTACCAAGGAAGC